TAATTGTGAACCAGTGTGAGGATATACCATTTATCACCTATATATATTTATTACTCTAACATTCCAACGTTTATTAATATGTATATCCAGTTTGTTGGATATACCGGCTGTACACTTACAGTAATATTCCACTGTCTTGGCTCAACCGGATCTCTTCTTACTGTTAAACCGCCATAAGCAGTAATTAATTTTTGTTGTATAAACGATTGCATCAAAGATTGAGCAACTGCAAATAAAGTAGCTTTAAGAGTAGGAGTTTCAGCTCTGCCAACATATGGCAAATAAGCCCTACGCATTGCTTTAGAGATTCTATCTCTAATAAATACAATGCTAATCTCTTCCTCGGTAGGCTCCAAACTAATAGTGGTAGTCTTTCCCCATATTACTCTACCACCACCCGCTACTGGTGTTACCAGAGTAATTCCACTATTTACAATATTTCTCTCTACCACAGGCGGATAAACTTTATTTCTACCTATTGTAAATCCAGTTAATCGCTTATTAGTTAATGGTTCTTGTATTTGTGTGCTTCCAGAGAAATATCCAGCAGCCGCAGCTCCAACAAAAAAACCATCAACCATAACCCTATTAGCCCCAGCCTGAACAATAATCTCATCAGGATAGAAGTATACAACACGATATGAATCGCCAAAACCATCCTGAACACCATAATCTGCAAGATCTTCAGTGTTTCCAGCAAGAATTTCAGAAACATCATCTCCCTGAATACCTTCCAAAATTCCAATATCTTCTACAGCTCCAGGTATCGTCCCAATAACATTATTAGGGGTTAATCCTTTTATTGCTCCAGCAAATAATACTCTTTCCCGTTTATGAAGAATATTACTCATTGTCTCAACATGAACCTTGCCATTTTGGAAAATTGCTGAGATAGTCTGGCTTGGTAATGGAACAACAATATCTATATCAATAGTTTCTGCTGATTCATAAGCTTCTAACCATCCAGCATCAAAGAAATCAGCATCTTTCACATCTACAACTGTACATCTAAGTGATTCACCTAAATTTAATGCTAAATCACTGGTAAATAATACTCGTGCACTGGTAGCTATTGAATCTAATACCAAAAACTCTACATCCGTTTCGTCTGTGCTAAATGTACCAGATAATGATAATTCTCCTTCTGAAATTTCAGTGATAGTACAAACACCATCATTTCCCAATGTAGAATTTTGTATTCTAACTGTTCTGGTAACCGCTAAATCTTCTAAACCAAATGAAACAGTAGCGCTGCTTAATATTGCGGTACTTGGTGTTGTAACCGTTAATACACCATCTTTGGCGCTTTTCTGTACAGAATCATCCAAAACTACAGTATAAGAATACTCATCAGTTCCGAATACAAATGCTGATGGGTTAGTGGTATAAGTTGGATTAAAGAAATCTACTTTATTTGGAATAATCTGGGTTTCATTTCTAGTTGTTGGATTAGTAATAAAGAAATTAATATTTGAATCAACATCAGGAACAACATTTAATGGAAGCTCCCAGGTTAAATCTTCAATATCCGCTTGTCCATTTGCAGAAGAATTTAATGTGTAAGAAATTCTTCTTGGTACTGCTGGTTTGGTTTGAAGAGCAAATACACCAGGAGTGCCGTTAGCAAATGCTAATTGTGCCCCTAATGATAATCTATTAAGAACAGATGGCTGCCCATGTTTTGCAATTAATTCATTTAAATCTGTGAAAAACTCAGGATCATTAAGATCTAGTTGGGAAATATATCTGGCGGTTAATGAATCTCCTGCAGTCAAAGCTCCATTTTGAGTTTGAATAACAAAATAATCTCCTTCCTGGAAAGGAGTTAAACCTTCATCAATCGAGAAATTAAGAACCCCATTATTTTTAATAACACCATCAGACTGCCATACGATTTGATTTCCGTATCCATCTAACAACACGCCGGATTGTGATCCCCTAGCAATAAAACGGGCATACCCATCAACTGGAACCCCATAACCATCTCTACGAACACTAGAACATCTAACCGTCCAGGTTTCTGGAACTGCATTAGGATCTATTAAAGATAGATTTGAAACAACACCATTGCCACTATTAGAAGTAGCGGATCTAAAAAACTCTCCACCCTGATCTACTAATGAAGCAGCTTGTAATTCAACCTGCCCTGTTGTTGGATCTATTCTCGCCCCAAATCTTCCATCAAACGAATTACTATCTATTACTTCTTCAAGTAATACTAGCTCAACTCCATTTTTAAATAATCGAGAACGGTTAATAATAACAGGCGCCACTACAGTCTGACCCCTGCCTAATAAAAAGTGTCGTCCCGTAGCGCCGGATGTAGAAGTATAGGATGAATTAAAACCATCATCTCCATTTCCAACCGCTTTGCTAACTAAAACCTCTTCTTTTAATCCTTCTCCCAGTATAACTGCAAGACGAGATCCGATAGGTACGCTTACGCCACGTTGAAGGGTTCTAGTTTCCGAAAAAACGCCCGGAACTACATTGGTTGCGCCAGGTATCTTTGCCATCAAAATCCTCTATAAAAGAAATCACTGTCCGTTAATATGTGAAGATATTACCCTCAATCGGACTTTCACAAATCTATACTCTAATATGCATTACAAACGATCAATTTGGTCCAGTATTGTTATCGTTTCATTAATTTGTATATTTGGATTTGTTATATTTTCTTCCCCAATAACTCTAAAATCAACACATATATTAATTTGCTCTATTAATCTCTCAACCGGAATTAACCTTCTCCACTCAGTTCTAATATCCATCGAAACCGTAGCTTTATATAATTTATGCTGGTTTCTATCATCCCCCTCCGAAACCCCTCCTAAACTCGGCGCCCCAGACTTAATTAATACCCCAGCTTTTCTCATGCTCTCAAATCTAATATCTGTAAATAATAACATTATAAAACTTATTAAATCATCTCTGGTAACAATATCTCTAGCGATAATATCTATAGTAATTGTTCCCTCCCAAGCACCAGATAAATCTATATATTTTGGAGTAAAATATTGCTTTGTATTCCCATACCCATCAATAACTAACTGTTTTTCATATTTAATAGTATCTTTATTACGATTCATGCTTATCGGTACAGACCTAGCACTAGTCATTTTTACCAATATTGCAGGGTAAAAAATCACATCAAACCTAAACGCTTCCCCTATGAATATTCTTGTGGTAAGATCATCCTCAAACCCAGCCCCTAATGGTAAATCTGTATGATCAACTGTCTTGGGAAAACCCCATTCATCAGCTGTATATTTATAGTAAGAATCCTTGCTAAACTCTTCTCTAAGAATACCAATGACCAGTTCCTTAGGATAAGTCATCAAAGTGTTCTGTACTACATTATGTATTCCATACAGATCATGTCTGACTAGATTGCCAGTAGCAGGAGTGGTCATGCCAATATGTCGAACTATGCGAAGTTCCTACAGGAATTCTTCCTGTGTTTTTCTTCTTGACTCTTACTTGTTCCTGTGCTAAGCTCCTTATCGATGGTTGCAAAAGCAGCTAACAAATAGAAGAAAACCAATAATAAGGAATACAAATACACATGAAACACATATCGTATGCTATCCTAACAGCCGTCTCTTTCCTATTTGCTTGTAGTAGTACTACTGTTAACCCAAACTCAATGGAGTCCCTTTGCGAACCAAATGAAATCCAAGACTGCTTAGGTCCAGATTCTTGTATTGGCGCTCAGCAATGTAGCCCTAATGGGGCCTATTGGAGTGATTGTGTCTGTGGTACCGCTACTGAAACTACGACTAGTGTTTCTACTAGTACTGGAACCAGTACCAACGTTGGTACCGGCGGGTCGGCCGGTGCAATAAACGGAACTGGTGGTTCCTATACGGGCGGAACTGATGTATGTGTTCCACTTACATGTGCTGATATTACTGTAATAAAAGAAGCTGAATTAAATGCACAGCTATCAGGAGTTGATAGTTTGGAGCAATTTGCAGGTACTAGGGCTGTAAACAAATCTTGTGGTACTATTGATAATGGGTGTGGAACTATTCTTGACTGTGGAGGTTGTGGAGATATACCTACACTTGAAGATCCTAACTATCCACGTTTAGGCTGTGGTGTTGGGGAAATAAGTGCTTCTAACCTAGTTTTTCCTGTTGCCAATTTATGTCAAGGTGGATGTGTAGTTTCTGGACCAATGGATGATGATTCGTATCTTCTCAGATGTGTTAATGTACAAAATCCTTTTCCACCAATAAAATATTATGACTATACTATGCCATATCAAAATCAAACTGGAATGTTTACTAATTGTACTATGGATGAATATTATGATAGGGATGATGATGTTTATAAATGGACTTGTACCAAATAACTACCATGTATATTTAATTTTTAAACCATTATTAGCAAACCCAGTAGAAACTCTATAAGCTCCTGTTCCAGCAACCAACCCAACACTATTACCTATATTAATAGTGATATTACCACTAGAATTATATGTAGAAGAATAAAGTACGTCTATAACCTCTATTCCAGTTGTAGATGTATTTATATTAAATCCATTTGAACTTACAGCAGATCCATTATCATAAATATTTATATATAATTGTGATGATGGTGTAAAATCTGTTCTATCAAAAAGAGGACCGCCAAGTGGCGCAACAGTAAAACCTAAAGAGATACTAAATAATTTTGCACCATAAGGAATAAAACCACTTAATGGTATTCTAGTTTCAAAACTCACAATAGTGTCAGTCTCAATTCTATACTGATGTATATGTTGTAAAAAGCTATGTTCTGTTGGACTTACTACATTAGGAACATCAGAGAGTGTGGGGTAAAAAACATTGTATGTACCACCTATTCCTTTTAAATAATACAAAATTGTATCTGCAGAAATAAGCACCTCAACCCGATGATTCTTGTTTCTCTCTACAAGAATATCGTTTGATCCTACATTTATAGCGTCTTGCCAATTGTAACCTCCAACTAGAGAGTTACTAAGATAATTATCTATCACATATCCTTGTACGCCAGGTGCACAATAAATGTATGATGCAATATTGTTTGTGCCTCTATTCAGAATATTATTAGCAATCTGTACAAAACCAGTACCCGCACTAAATGGCGTGTTAGATATTAACACACAAGATCCTAAGTTACTGGTTGCAACTTCAATATAGTTATTGGTAATGTTAGAGACTCCAACCGTAGAAATAGCTCCAGCGGTTATAGATCCATAAATACCACCGTCTGTTAAATACACACTGTTATGATGGATATTGCAAATGCTAAATTTAGCATCAGCATCAGAATCACTAGAATCTAAATTTGCAACAGCTTTGGTTACATTAAATACACCTAACCACTTATATATTGTTGCGGTAATATCATGTATTATATAATTATTATTAATATTTAAACTAGAATAATAACCAAGTACACCTCTAGTACCAACTAATATATTTCCTCTAACGGTATTTCCATAGATAAAGTTAGTACCAGAACCATTACCAACAGCTGGTACGCTAAAATGACCAAACGTACCTTTAACAGCTATAGCTGTTGTTATTCCATACGTCTTATTACCATTAATTGTAAAGCCAGAACCATAGTTATCTGTAGTCGCTAAATATCCAATAATACCACACTTATTATTAGTAATACTAACATTGTGACTGATCCATCCTGAATATACCAATGCATCAGTAGGAGCTAATATAATATTTTGTAAATTACCACATTGATTACCAATTATTGTTACATCTAATAAAGATGGGTTTGAACTAGTGGAATGTGAAAAACATATTGCACTGTTATCTAATGCAGCATTATCAAAAAACTTATTATATAAAATATTAATTTTACTGTTTATCGTAGATAAATTAACAATAACTGGTGGCCTTTGATTGCTAGAAGCTGTACTGTTGAATATACTATTACAAATAAATACATTTGTTCCAGCTTTAATAGCATATCCAGTACCCCAGTTTACCATGTCATCTGCTACATATGATTGTATAGGTACTGTCCAATGTACTTCGTTATTAATAAATGTCACATCATTCAATAAACTAATATTATCAAAAGCAGATATATAAAACTTAACATTATCATAAATAGAAGCAAATGTAATAATCGTCTCTGATGATGTAATTGTACTTTGTGTAAAATGAGAATTAAAAGCAGTTAATGTATTAAGTGTAATATTACATTGATTTACTTTAACAGCGTTTAATATAACATTACAATCGCCACTTTCATAATTTGAAATATTAACTTTATCTAAATGAACATTAACTAAGTTGATAGAGTTAGCAGCAAGAGTACCACCCCATAATTTAACAATATGTGACGGTGCAAAGCCAATTGTCTCTGTATATACTTCTTTAATTTCAATACTATTTACATCATAATATCTAACCCAATTATCAGCCGCTTCCCAGGAATGGAACGTAGCGCTCATCTGATAATTTTCTGGAATGACTGCTATACTCCATGTATTTGAGCTTTCATTCCATACAAATCTACGAGCATCTGTTACTGTCAATGAAGTAATAGCCGTTCCGGTTACATTTACAGTAGCTACAGCAACTATTGTTAAATCTTTTCTAGTATTTACAATATTTTTAAATGATAATGATGGTATAAAATGACCATCTAAAGTAAAGAATTCTTGATTAATATTTTCTGGAACAGCAATAAGCTGACCACCTTCTGTTATACAAACAAACAAATTATAATTACTAGAGGTTACAGGTCTAATAACTGGTAAATCCACAGAAAGAGCATCTACTGCTACAAACTTGCCGTTTACCAAAACCATTCCGCCATCAAAAAATAACGTTGAATTATTAACCGCCTCTATATAATCAAAACCGCGCACTACCCCATTGGTATGTAAATACCTTTCTCCAGCTTGTATAAATCTAACCGCTGAATCAGTGAAATTTTCCTCACTGGTAGTGCCAAAATCTCTTAAATCAGTTATAGCAGAAATTAAACGCTCATTATGGCTTACACCTGCCAACCGCATAACTTCTTGATCTAATACCGTTGATTCAAATATCTCAATATCAATATAACCTGGAGAAATACTAGTTCCAGGATTAGTAGATATTTCTTTAAATTCAATATCTATGAAATTAATTCCAGTGTTATCATAAAATCTTATTGGATGATTTTTAAAACCATATGATACAGGGCCGGGATTATCCCCATTAGGATTGGAAAGATAGCCATCAAATTCACCTAAAACCGAGTTATAATTAAGAGTTAATCTTGTCCAATATTTAAAATTAACATTATCTCTAATTCCGGTAAATTTAGGAGATACATTTTTTATACGCCAATTTGCCAATGTAGTATTTAACTTATCCAGATCTAGGATTTGTTTTTCCATTCTGGCACGTTCTACAGCAAAGGTGTTACCAGAGGAATCTATATATATTTCATGATAACGATGACATTCTTCTTGACCGGAAAGATTATTTACATTAAAACCGACCGAATCTTCTGAGAAGTAAACTCTAACATTACTTCCCACTGGAAGATAATTGGTGCTCAAAGGATTAACTGTAGCATGGCAAGCATTTATTACCATTATATCAGTGTACCCATCCGCTGTATTATAAACAACATTTCCAATTATAAATCGACCATACCCAACAATGCTTTGTGTTGACGAATCCTCTGGTAACACCACTATTGTTTTACCAGCTCTTAATTCTTCAGACATTAAATTTTCTGATATTCTATAAATAGAAGTTACCGTATTATTAGGATTATCAATATATACATCGTATATTTGTGCTTCCCAATACCCTGCCAAATTCTTGGAATTTAAAACATCCCTCTTAGCACCATCTACAAAATAACTCTTATTTTTTAATACACTATGCATAACCGTTGGAAAAGATGCTGCCTGTAATGAACTGGTCCATGTGCCATGTACTGGAGAGGCTGCTTTCGCTCTGGTTGTACCTAATCCTAATCCATCTTTGCCATCTGTAGCATCTCCTATCACATTGTAAATATAAATGTCTTCTGCGATAGATGTTCCAACTACAGAACCTGATATTATTGAAAACGCAGCATTATTATATGAATCTGCGAGCATAATCCCAAATTCTCCATTATGGGAAAAAGCTATAAATCTGAAATTATATCCAGCGGCTCTAAAACCCCTATTGGTTGCGTCAACAATAGTTTCTAGAGTATATGACCCTGGTGTAACTCCGGCATTTCCGGTTACATCAATAGGGGGAAGATCTGTATGTCCATTTTCTGGATTGCCATCCGGATATAATCTTAACCATAAATTATAATGATAAGAGTCTATTTTATTGGGATCAAAACCTATTCCAAGGGTCATTGCACCTTGAGGGCTACCAATAATAACACTATCTAACGCATTTGAACATCCTCCATCCGGAAAGACATCTGCAATAACTGGGGCTATAGCTAAAACACCATAGGTGTTTTTATCATGCTTTGTTCGATCAATTCTTACATATGCATATGAAGAAACGCCATCGCAATTAAATTTATTAAACCCATTTATTCTAATAACCCATTCAGTTCCTGGATCAAAACGTATGGAGCTAATTTTGAAAATTCCAACAATACCATTTCCATAATCTACTCTAGCAATATCTCCAACTTTAACATTAACGAACATTTCGTCAAATTTATAATCAGAATTATCTTCTGGATAAAAACTAATAATATCATCGCCATTACTGATACTATCTCTTGGGTTAGTTTGACTTGGTTCTGCTAAAAATGCAAAAGCTCTTGTTATTGGAATAATATTTTCATGGTACCCATCTAGATCTTTATACGCTCTGGAATTTCTTAAAATACCATTACTGTTTAAAGTAGTCCTATCAATACCAGTTGATAGTGTTTCTTTTCCATCAATAAAATCAAACACTTGCTGAGCATTAGAAACCTGTGGTAATTCGGTCCAATCTGAATAATCAACAGTAATTGCTGTTGCTGGATGAGCATTAGCTATACTTGATTCATGATTTGTTAATTCAGTATTAATAGCGTTTAAAGCTGTGGCGACTGTAGTACCACCATAAGACACATAGTTTTTATCTAATAATATTATACTAAGATCAATTTGATTATCTAAATGTCTAGCACCAGTAATACCATCTAGTAAAAATGCACCACCATTAATATGTGTTAAAAGGTTTGTGTTTGTATTAGTAGCAAGAATCGAAGTATTATTAATAATAGTATCAATAGATGTTATTTGTGTTTGCAAATCACTAGTGGAAACATTTAAATCTAATTTAGACTCTTCTATGCCGGCATTAGTTGCAATATGATGATTAACTATAGGGAGTGAAACAAGCCCTGCAGCAGCAATAGCAGCAGCTTTAATAGTACCATTAGTATTTAATGAAACATCTAACCTATTAGCAATACTATCTAAAGAGCCGCTAGGGGTTATTCCCATTTCTTTCTGCATAGCAAATATAGCAGAACGAATTTGGTTAATGGTTGTCACCCCTAATTCGGACAAATTATCATCAATACGGTTAATTGTTCTATCATCATCAAAAGCATTAGGATATACAGTCATAATGTTCCAGTATTATTCGTCATTCGCGAATGGAGAATAATTCGCAATCGAGTCAATTTTTTCTTTAACTTCTTTTGGTAAATATTTTCTTATATGATATTTAGCAAACCTATATACATCTTTGCTAAAATAACCAGCAATAATTCCAAAGAAAACCCTGCCAGAATTAGAAGACGCAAATTCTGATGGAAAAGGATAGTCTGATAGAAAATACGCACCTAAAACACCAAGGATAATAGGTAAGGCAGGCAAAACCCACTCTTTCCATATATCTAATAAAAAGCTTTCAAACCTGTCTGGTATTACAATTTCTAGTTTTTTCCAAAGTCTTTCTGAAATAATTCGGACAATTGCAACGGTTAAACCAATTCCGAATGAAAAAACAAAGAACACCAAACTAAAAATACTTAGAAGAGCTGATTCCATTGGAAACCTCCTTCCCAAATGCTAAGTTATGCGGTGTATTTAGTTAGATGCATCTTTTACATATACATCCACAAATGCTCTCCAATAAAATCCAGTGTGGCCTGCTGCAAATACAATAGTAAATAATAAATCTCCACTTGCATTTCCACAAGTTATTGTAGGTTGATAACCTATACCAGTGGTTTGCCATACAATGGTTGGGTTTACAGTTCCTGGCCCATCAAGATCCGATCCTGTTTTTTGAACTGAATAACAAGCTTTAACTCCAAAAAATGATGTTCTTTGTGCAGAATGCCCTACTAAATTTATTTCAAACATATAAGTGGCATTAGTTTCGCTTAATTTACCAGTAGTAAGTGGAATTGTAAATGTATTTGTCCCACCTCCGCCTGATGCGGCATATCCGTCTTTTGTAAAATGAACAACTTTATCTGTCATGCTAATACCTCATATCCATAATATACCAACATTCTTATACTTGAAGATTTATATATATAAGCAGTTAATTGAGGATCATCATTTCCAAGATTATTAAACCGGAAAGCCCCACCAGCTTCTATAGATGAACCAATATCAATACTTCCAGAAACACTATCAGACGTTCTCCACCCTGCTAAAATTTTCATAGTACCAGGAACTCGTGCTCCGTTTCCATTTCCTGCACGTATCATTAATGTTCCAGCGTTAGCTGCAGAAGAAGCATTACCTGTAAATAAAGTTAAATCACCTGCTTTTCCTGATACACCTGCAGCTCCGGTATAAATACTAATATCTCCAGCCACTCCACCAGCGGCATTTGATGTATAAAACACCATGTCACCAGAATCTCCCAATGCAGATGAACCAGAATTTATATAAACATTACCAGAAGATGTAGCTCCAGAGCCTGAATTTATATAAACAGCACCAGAAGAATTACCATCACCAGATGCGGATTTTAATGTTACGGTTCCAGAATTACCACCATTTCCTACACCAGAATAAATACTGATATCTCCACCATTTCCAGATACCGAACCTCCTCCGCCGGCATTAATTTCAATTGATCCGCCAGGCGTTGATTCTCCTCCATTACCTGCTGTTAATTGTATTCCTCCAGCAGACCAAGGACCCAAACCATTTCCCCCAATTAATCTTAAAATACCAACCCCACCATTAACAGTAGCGTTTGCTGTTTGTAAAGTAATAGTACCAGAATAAGCTGAAGATCCAGCTCCACTAGTAATGCTTACACTACCACCTATACCACTGGCCCCGGCAACACCTCCGGTAATAGTAACATTACCTCCCCCTATAGATCCACTACCACCTG